CTTGCAAATCACCAGTTTCATCCTCAAACGAACAATTGATGTGATCTGGTCTGCGAACCTTCAGCCACATGCCGGGATATGTCAGACACCCTTCATCCATCAATACCATTTCTATGCCTTCACTTATGATTTGAGGATTGAAACAGGATATAATTTCATTCTTATTTACATTTGAATACATCACGAATACTCGCTCCATGACGCCGCATTGACTTGCTGATAGTCCAATTCCATGAAAGTTTTTCATGGTTTCTATCATATTTTCTTTTAGTTCTTTTCTATCCAAGTCCTCACTGCATCCCGACAAGGGAATCGTAAGAGCTAGATTGTTGTTTTCAAGTAATGTATAAGTTGCCATATTATGTCCTTCCATAAAAAATAGTGTTATTTACTTTTTTATCAAATAAATACCAAGCACAATTATCTTTGCCTGTCATATTACCAAACCATTTAATTCTACCTACGCTCACAATTTTGATGCACATTGCCATATAAGGAACACTTTGTTTAGTATGCATCCAATCTGCATCAAATAACAACCAAGTTTTAATTTTTGGAGAAAAGTATTCAATCATAGGATGTAAGATTTTTCTATCCCATGGCGGGTTTGTAATTACATATTCTGATTCTATAAGTTCATCAAATCCAACATTGGAATAGTCATTTTTATGTATTCCATCTGCTTGAGGCTCAATATCACTTGCCCACATACAAATACCTTTTGTTTCTAGATGTTCTATTAATGCTCCATTACCAGCACAAGGTTCTGCAAATGTAAAATCTTTTGGTAGATGTTCCAGTAACGGTTTCACAGCTTCCATCGGCGTTGGATAGAAGTCTCTTGGCTTTCGTTCAAAATCGCTTCGTTTACCCATCATTCAACAACATGACTAAAGTTCCTAACCTTCTCAAATTTGATTGTGCTTTTAAATTTATCTACCAACACATCTTGTTTATGACTAATCACAAAAATGTTCTCATCAGATAGAGTATTGAGAATCTTCAAAAACTCATCTGTGCCTGTACCATCAAGAGAACTATCAAAAATCTCATCCAACATCAGCAGATTCGTATTGGTGCTGTTCTTCATCTTTGCGACAGCTCTCCATGTAAACAGAAGTGCCAGATCAATACGCATCTTCTCACCTTCACTGAATGAATCGTAAGTAAATTCATCACGGTATCTTGACTTAATGGTTTCCTCAAAACTTTCATTCAAAGTGAAATTCACATAAAACTCCATAGAAGTCAGATAGGTGTTAATCAACTTATTCATAATAGGAAGATACTGCTTGATAATCTTAGTTTTGATACCAGTATCTTGAAGCATGCTTTTTGCAGCTTCTGAATAAGTCATATCCTCACGCAATTTTGATTTGCGTTCTTCTATAGATTTCAAGCTTTCTTTTAATTCTTCCATTCTCTCATAATCAGATTTACTTATATCACCAATTTCTAATTGAGCAATCTCGGCCTGAAGTGTAGAGTTAAACTTTTCCAGTTGTACAACAGAACTGTTATCTTTTGCAATCTGCACTTCATTCTCTCGTATTTTATTCGCAATATCAGAAATCTCTTTTTGTCTCTCTTTTGATTTCTTCAGTTCTTCTTCAAGTTCCTTCAGACCATTTGAGAATTTAGCTACATCTTTCTGCTTATCAGATATCATTCCCTGTTTGAAAATTTCATCAATATGTTGCTGGCAGGTAGGGCAGTCAGCATTATTCTCAAAGAAATCAACCACCTTAGAATGTGCTTTATGTTTCTCTACTAGAGTAGACTTTATATCTCTTAGCTTGTTATAGCTATTTTTAACTTTATCGTTATCAGAAATTTGACTTAACAGGTTATCGTTCTCCTGTTGAAGTTTTTCAATAACAGATTTCCTTGAGAAAATCTCTTCTTCATTACCAGCAATGAGATTATTCTTTTCTGTGATTAGTTTGTCTTTATTCTTTTTTACATCATTAATATAATGTTCTTGTAATCCAACCTTCTCTGTAGTAAGTTCCATTTGATAATCAATATCACGAATGTCATCAGATATAGTTTTAAGTTTCTGCTTCAGCAACATATTCATCAGAGAGAAAATCTGAATGTCAAGAATCTCCTCAACCACTTCACGGCGATGCTTAGACTTCAGTTGCATAAAGGGAATGAATGTAGAAGAACCCAGAATAACAACCTGTGTGAAACTGCGATAATTTAGTTTAAGGATTTGTTGTTCAAGATACTTCTGGTAGTCTCTTACATTAGCATCTTGATTATACATCTTACCGTTGATGTATATCTCAAAGATGCTTGGCTTGATGCCACGAACCACTTTGATTTTCTTGGAACCAATTTTAAATTCTATCTCTACAAGACAACCAGAGCCATTCACAGAATTTAATAGTTGAGGTTTATTGATGCCCCGAAAAGGTTTACCAAACAAACCAAAACACAATGCATCAAGAACAGTAGACTTGCCTGCACCATTATCACCAATAATTAATGTGGTAGGATTTCGGTCTAGTTGTATTTCTATAAAATTATTACCAGTTGAAAGAAAGTTCTTCCAACGAACATATTTAAATTCAATCAAAGTTCTAAATCCTGCGCCTCGTTATAAAGTGATTTCATAGTATTTTTAAGTCTAGTCTTATCCAATGTCAAATCTAGTTCATCAACATATCTATCAAGCAAAGTCATAGTATCTTCTGTATTCTCTACGATATCATCCGATACATTGTCAGCATCCAACTCTGAAAAATCTTCAATGATCTTTACATCATATGCGTCTGCCTGTAGCAACCTATCTGTATATTTGTCAAACTGATACAGGTCTTTCTTGTTCACAACAATCAACTTAATATATTTTTCTTTATACTTAGACACATCCTCTTTGTCATAATCTATTGCAGTATCATCATAAAAAATCTTTTCATGGAGTGTATATGTATTAACGATACGCTCCAATTTGCGTGTAGCTGTATCAAAGATATGAAATCCTTTCGGATCATTGTAATCACTCCAAGTAATTTCATACGGAGTTCCCAAATAATATATTTGACCGTCGTCTGATTTATGATGAAAATGCCCACTAAAACATAGGTCAAACCGACGAAATAATTCTTTATCATATCCACCGTCAGCTTTATAACCCCTGTGCATTTCAAAACCATTTACCTCTAGATGACCCATAAGAATCTGTGCTGGTGAATGTTTCAACGCATTCATAGACTCATCATAATTATTGGCATTAATCCAAGGCATGAATTGAATGGGAGTACCATCAAACTCTACAACTTCTGGGCTAGAATAAATCCATACCTTATCATCAGAAAATGGGTTTTCACCGCCTCTTCCCACAAGTTCATCCATAGAATTTACTTCATTGGTGTTCCTATAGTAAGTATCATGATTGCCAATAATAATATGCAAATCAATACCCATCTCCTTAAACTTCTCAATAAAGCGACTACGGAAATCATGGGCAATACGATAGCTTATATACTTACGCCGATCAACAACATCTCCCATATGAATACATGTTGTAATGCCTCTTTCCTTTAATGTAGGAAAGAAAATGTTTTCATAAAATTTAAAGAAGTATTCGTTGAAATTTAGATTGTCATTTCTTGCACCAAAATGAGTGTCAGTAACAATTGCTATCTTCAATTATTCAATTCCTCTTTCAGCTACTTTATCGATATCTTCTTCCATAAAAGTTTCAAGGCCTTTTGACTTAGGCGTCACTTTCTTTTTTGGTTTATATACATCTTCATCTGGAAGCATGACATTAGGATCAAATCCTAATACAGAATATGATGAATCATCGCCATCCATTGTTACCCAAGATGTATATTGAGAATTTTCTATCATTTTATTTTTGACATGAGTTTGCTTTTTCTCTTTTGCAATCCTTCTAAGAAATGCATAATATATAATTTGAGTAAAATATGCAAATGGATTATTTGATTTCTCTGGATTAAAGTTTGCAACATACTGCAAGCAATTTTCAATGCCATCAGATATCATATCATCTCTGTATGTGTAATTAATAAAATTAGGGCGATAAGAAAGATGTGTTGCTATTTTAAGAAAACACTCTCCAATATAATTAGATACTGGTGGTTGTTCTTTTTCATTCTCTATAGCAACTTTACATTTTTCTTTAAACTCAACCATAGCCTTTAGAAATTCTTTATTGTCAACGTAATGTACGCTCTTTGCCTTTTTTGTTTTAGTCATAATAACTCCTTAAACAATTTACTATTATTACATCATACATTATAATAACTATAATGTCAAGGAACAAAAGGGAATTGACAAAGTAAAAAAAGTGTGTATAATAGGCTATGTAGTCCCGTTAATGAATAGTATTGTTATCTGATTCAAGTTCTTCTAATAATTCATCATATACATCTTCGTCTACAATATCATCTAAAGTTGATCTTTTTTCTGGAGTATCTAATTGTTTAATTTCATTAATTACATGCTCATAATATCTAGACAAGCCAGGTGATGCATCAGCAACTAATATTACATGGTCAGTTTTTATTGAAAAATTAGATTGTTCTGTGTAGGGCCCAATCCAACGACTAAGATTTAAAGAATCAACAACACCTTCCTTTGTCGGCATTGAATAAACTTTCATTTTGAGTGGAAAATTAATTTTATATTCACCATTATCAATATCATCACCCAATTGACAAACAATTTCTTCTCCATTTGTCAATTTTATAACTTTATATGATGTAATTGTGTCCATACCTTCCATACCTTTCTAATTATCTATATATTTATAATAATCCACAAACGAAATAACTATCTTAGATTTACCTTACTTATTTCATACTTAAACTGTTGTTCATTATAAATTTGAATCCGTTCTGTAAAATGTGTAAGTGTAAAGTTTCTTCTTTCATTATATGATATATCATCAGCTATATCAAAAACTAAAATGGAATTTTTATTTTCACTAATACGCAGTCCCCGGCCAATCGACTGTAACACTCTAATTTTAGATTTAGATGGTGAAGCGAACACGATGTTGTTGATATTCCTAATATTAATACCAGTAGAAAAGGTGCCGTAGCTCGCAATGATAATAGAATCTTTTTCATCTTCTACTATACTCCTAATATCTTCTCTTGTTTTTGTATCAACGCCCCCATAAATAAAAAATATTTTACGATCTTTAATTTCATCTTTTGCTTGATCATATAATATTTGCCCATGTTTCTCTACAAGTTGAAATAAACATAATGTATTGCCAGGAATATTGCGACACAAATCAACAATGAATTTATTCCTAACGCTATTCGTAACCAAATATTGAAGTTCTTCAATATATGTCATTTTCTCTCTTATAGTTGGATGATTTAATACTATACATTTAATTTGCAAATCAGCTAATGTTTTTTTATCCATCAACTCCTTTGTTGTTGTTACATTTTCAACTGCACCAAATAGTCCCTCTAGTACAAGTCTATGCGTCTGAGTACCATCCAGCGTCCCTGTAAGACCGAACCTGTACTTACATTGATGTAACTTAGTCATTATACCTGTTAGGGATTTTGCTTTAAATAAGTGAGCTTCATCTCCAATCACACAACCAAACGATTCAAAATATTTCTTTGGCATTTTATAGATAGACTGCCAGGTCGATATCACAACATCCTTGGTTACTTTTCTGTCATGACCTTGATATATTTTTTGGCAGTATGTGCCAGGACTCCAACCATAATCTTCAAAGTCAGAATACATTTGTTCAACAAGAGAAGTAGTAGGGACTAAAATCAAAGTCTTGAGCCCCATCATATGATAATAACGAACTAACGCATATATTATTAAAGACTTACCACTAGCAGTAGGAGAAAC